GTACTACTTAAGGCATAACCCACAGGCAATAAAACGGTATCAGGTACAGTGGTAACATTTAGCGTTATCCCACCAGCAACTGTTGATAAAAAATATTCTCTTCCAGGCGTCAAGCCTGTATATCCTGTTATTGTTCCACTAACTCTTACAACACAGGTCGTGGCCGTTGGTTTCTCTGCTATAACTCCTACTGCTTGGGCGGTGTTTATAGATAAAGCTGATGCTTTATCAACTGTGTTGGAACTTACAATATAAACCACATCACCTACAGATTCAGAAACGGAGCAATTAGCTGCAAACTCTATTGCTGTAAGTGAAGTTACAGGATCTAAAGAGATTTCATCTTGTAATTGTTGGAAGAATCTATACCACGGCACAGTGACAATACCACTTTTACCGCTAATTTTTTGTGAATTGTTAGGTAGTCTTGACATTTACGAATAACCTACTGTTGCATTAATATAAGCTCCCAATATTACTATTTTTATTGGATCAGTTATCTTGATTCTAAATATAAACTCCCGACCCTGTCCCAATCTATACCAAAAAATTTTATTTCTATACTCACCTATTTTTCCTATTGGCTGCCATAACTCATAAGAAAAAGTTTGTCCACCATCTATTGACCATTGCAGCATTGCTTGAGGATCTTCCCCTTGCCCTTGTGTAATTCCCGTTCCTTCATCCATCTCTAACACAAATCTATCAATAGTCGTTCTGCTTTGAAGAGCGAATTGACTGGCTGAAGCAGCTAATCTTTCTATATAACTATCTTCTTCAGTGTAGGTATTAAGATCTAATTCATAGATTTTTCCAGATTCAGGATTGCCTATTAGGTTTTTTCCAGCAAAGAATGAAAAGCTATTAGCTATCCATCTTTGGAAATTTAGACTTTGTCTTTCATGCCATAATCCTGTTGTTAAATCATAACACCAGCTTCTCTTTTCCGTTGGAAATGTTAAACAATAAAATTTATGTCCTTCTTGAGTGTATATAAAACCAAAAGCATCTTCCACCACATTATAAGACTCGATTTCAGTATCAATGGCGTAGGTGGATATTTTTCTTAGCTCATAGCCTTGAGTTTGGTAAACAATCCTGTCATTCCCCAAGAAATGAAATGCATTATCTTCTACTGCTGGAGAAAATTTAGCTGCACAACCCTGTTGAATAAAAGCTCCATTAATTCTTTCAAAAGGAAAATCAACATTTGCGGAATTGAAATAAACCTGTATTGTATTGCTACCAAATAGCCAAAGCTCCCTATTATCTGAAATAGCCCTTAATAAAACATCTGGCTCACCTTCTGCATTGGCGAATTCTAAAGCATCATAAGATGTCATGTCCCTAAGAGACGAAATAAAGAATTTTACTTTATTGGCTGGTATATCTGGTTTTGCAGTCAGGATGGTAAATCCGTCTAAAGTTGTAATACTATCAGACAATAAATAATCAAGATCAGTAACTTGCGTCAATGAACTACTAGTAGCAACATATAAAGTACCATCTGGGTTTAGTATGCCTACTTGAAGCCCGTTTTCTGTAAGCATTACACGTCCTGGGCTAACCGGCATATCACCCAAAAGAGTAATGTTTTTATTACTATCTACTTTATAAACCTCAACCCCATTAACAACATATAAATCGCCACCCATAACAATCGTACCATTAATTGAATTGAGTGTATCAAGATCAACCCATTCTTTTATGCCTGGCGTTCCAAAAAGAGCCACTGGAAAAGGTGAGTCATCTGGTGCTGCTTCTGCATAAAGATTGACAATTCTTTGGGATGATAAAGATTTGCTTCTTGATTTATAGGAATTTTTTGCAAAATTAATCTGTGTAGTTTCTCCCATTTTTACCTATCATTATTAATGTCTATATATGGTGCAAAATAAATAGATGTTGGTTCTCTATCCCAACCTTCAACAATTGCCTTGGTTGTTTGAGCATCTTCTTTTATTTGCGCTAGTCTTTGCGCTCCTATGCCATACTTTTTACCTAACTTATAAGCTAAGTTTGTAATAATGGCCTCTAGCCATTCAACAGGAAAATCAGAAGTGTTTAATGGTTCATCATAATCTTCAAAAGTTCTGCTAAATGTGAACTTAATTAAATCATCAACACTACCAGCGGTTGACCATAAATAAAGATCTCCATAATTTAATTGTTTATCGTAATAAAATTTGGTTGGCTTTCCTTCGGAAAATTTATTAGATAAATCAAAATAAGTACTTCTAGATATCTCTTTTAATACAATATCTGTTTGCGATTGTGTATTTCTTAATCTGCATGATGAAATTCTTTGAGGTCTATTTATTTTAGTTGTGTAATTATATACTACATTGTTTTCAGAGGCATCATTAGTTAAAGCATCATTAATACCAATTGTAGTCGCTCCTATTGCATTTATAATTGACCAATGAAGAGTGTTGTTGTCTTGTTTTATGCCAACAAAGTCACCTAAAGTAAAACTACTTGTATCATTAACAGAAATAGTAGTTTCTCCCGTTATTTCATCGGCTGACAAAGTGGTTTGGGTAAATTCAGTGGTAGCATTAGCTGTGGCCGCATCTAGCCTATAACTATTTTGACTTGGCACTAGAAATAAAGTGCCTTCTGTTTCTTTCCACAAATATATTCCTGCCGCTTCCCATGATTTAATCATAATGTTTAGGGAACGCACACCGTCATTCATTTCTTCTGAAGTTAAAGCTCTTCCGGGAGTTTTTACACCTATTTCTCTATAGGCTTCGTTCACTATTTCGTCTCTTGCAAGATTGAAATCTGTTGAGTTACTTGTTGTCATCCTAGTTTAAATCTATATTAATATTATTAACTTCTTCAACTGTCGTACAGTTATTAATATCTTGTATCAATCCAGACTCATTAACTCTTAAAGATGATTCATTAGATTCTATTAAATTTCTTAGGGATATAAAATCTAATCTATTTAGATTAACAATTTCTTTTTCTGGATAAGTAAAATAAGGAGCTGTTGTTATATCATCCGTTAGTTTTTGCAAAAAATTTAAAATGGCTATTCTTGCATTTTGTGAATTAGCGTATGTCTTTTGATTGTAGGCAACTGTTGATTTTTCTGCTAGATTCTCACGATTAATGGCTAGTTGTGCTATTTTAGCATCTTTAGCCTCTTGCAGAAGTTCATCATCTGGCTTAATATAAGCTTCAATAGTGTTTCCATTAACAATAGCCTGATCCGGTCTATTTTCCCACTCTGATTTTGTTATTTCAATATATCCTATATCGTTTGTATCAATAAATGACTCATTTGGATAATTAATATCGTTTGGAAAATAACCAACAACGAAATTATTTGATTTAGTATATTTTGCTGTAAACTTTGCTTTATTTTCTCTCATAATTTATTTTAATTAATAACCAATAACAATATAACTTCCTGACATTCCCTCTACTGATTGAAAGGTTGCGCCAGAAGCAGAAAGAGCCGAAACACCCAACGACTCTTGGCCATCATTTGAGCGTCTACAAACCGCAATCGAAAAAGCTGCATTTGGAAAAGTGATTGGAAAGTTAAAAGCTCCTAATGAACCTTGAAAACCCCACTGTATAATAATTTCCTCCTCCATTCCTCCCACTGTCGCAGGTATGCGGATATAACCATTGGTAGATTGAATTGCTGTTGCTAAAATACCCAACAATCTCGATTCTAAGGTGCTAGGAACAACCGCCTTATTATCAACAGTCCCATCATCAACCTCTGCTTGAGTGGCGATTTCTAATAAACCTGCAAAATCTTCTGTCGCTGGAATCTCTGGATTTAGCACAACATAATCTACTCCGTCATTTGTAATCCAATATCTTCTTGGCAGAAGATCACTTGTTACAATATCAATTTTATTTGTACCACTAGTGTTATACTTTTTGAGATTTAACGCTCCTTGTCCATCAATATCTAAAGATGGACTATCACCACAAGTAATATGGAATTGCACTAAAAATATGTGTGTGTTCTTATTTTCACTAATTGGAGGATTGGCATTTAAAGTATATTCAGTGTTGGTTCCTGCTGTTGTTCCCCAAAATGAAGCTGGCCTTGGGTCAAAATCGTTTAAAGAAAATACTTTCGGGTCAACTGGGTCTGATGTCCAGATAACATTATCAATCTCATCTTTTAAAATAGCCTTGTAATCAGCTAAGCTTTCAACAAATATTTGTGGAAACCTACCAGAAGAATCTGCAATAACGGGGTTAGTATTAGGTACAGTTAGACCTACATCTGAATAGGTATCTTTTGGCGTACTTGTGCCTGTCTCAAAGAACTCTAATTTGTAACCTGCGCCAATTATCCCTAGGTTGCTAAATACTTGATTTATTGGTATGTAAAAAGTTTGTGCCATTTTCTTAGATTATTCTGCAGGAGATCTTTCTCTTGCGGTTTGTAAAGTTTGTACCGTTAATAATTCTGGTCTGATTCTCTTAATAAAATCTGTCATAAGTGTTTTTTGTAACTCATCCTTTTCTTTTTTGATAATAGAACGTAATGCCTCAGCTCCTTCTTTTCTATCAGTCAAAATCTTAGCCAATTGTGTAGCATTTTTCTGAGTCAGTCCAGCGACTCTGTTTTTTAGTGTGTTTGCTGTAGCCCTTAATAATTCAGCTTTATTCCCTCCAACAATAGATGCTCCTTGTGCCACCTCATCAATGAATTGTGCATCTGTTGCTTGATTAATATCTGTTCTTGAGCCACCAAGCACTTTAAATTTTGTCTCGGCTGTTTTTATTTCATCTCGCATTTTTTTTGCAAAAGACTTGTATTGTGCATCATTTTCAAACAAAGCTCTTATTTGATTTCTTTTAAAACTGTTACCAAATATTCTTTTTGCAGGATCAGCACCTTCAGAAGTAGAGCTAACAATTTTTTGTAAATTTTCCCTTGCCCCTATTCTAAAAGCTTCTTTTTCACTGGGATCTAAATTCTTTAAAAATCTTTTTAATTCCTGTGGCCTCATCTTTGAGAATTGTAAACCTTGTTTTTGCGCACTCTCTATCGAGGCAAAATCGCTAAATACTTTTCTGGCCTTTTTGTAATCTGGATTTAGATTATCTAATTTTGACACAAGCTCATTCTTTATTTCGGTTAAAGCTCGCGCTTCCTGTCTCTCACCCTGCCTTATTGCCTTACCTATCTTGTCATCTAGTGACTTTTTAGCAGCATCAAGCATAATTATTGAATCATCTTTAATCGAATCATCTAATCTAAATTTCTTTCTAGCATCTTTTAAATCAGGTGCTATTTTATCAAAAAGATCTCTGTTTTTATTAATATCTAAAGTGGTGTTCTTATCAAAAGCCTTTTTATATAAAGGTGCTGCAACCTCACTTCTTGCCTTAGCTAAATCATCTAAATTAGCAAAATAATTTTCAACTGGTGAAATGTCTTTTGATAGCTCTCTAGAAACTCTTTCTACCGCTTTTTCCGATCTACCCTCCAAAGCATCAACAATCAAGTCTCTTGCTTTAGGTAGTTTAGCAACTGATCTAGTTAAACCTTGCACTTCATCACCAGCAACATCAGCAACAGTTAATGGTGCTTCACTTGTTTTTAAAGCCTGTAATGCTTCTCTTGCTTGTTCTGGCTTTAATCTTCTTGCTAATACATCTTGTGGGGTAGATGCTGTTAAAAGCTTCTTTCCTAAACCTAAAGTAGAGCCAATACCCTTAAATAATCCTCCTGCCAAGCCTCCAAATGCTCCTAATTGACCTATTTGAACAACTCTTTCTTTTGCTGTACCCTCTTCTGTGGGGGTTAATAATCCCGTTGCTGCTCCAGCTTTTATTCCTCCTTTTATCAATCCCGAACCTGCGCCGACTGGTAACAATGGGGCTGTCTCTCCAATAAATCTACCTACTTTTTGTGCTGTTGTTATATCACCCTCAACCTCTCTTTCTTTTTTAACTTGTTGCCCTATTCTTCCTGCAAAATCTTCTGCTCCTAATATCTCCGCCCCTAATTGAGTTGCGCCAACGGCTAACTGCCCCATTCCGACAGGTATTTCCATAGCTGCCTGTCCTGCGAATCTTCCAGCTTTAGTTAAAAAGCCTTCTGGCTCGACAATCTCAAAACCTGCTGGAATAGTTGGTTGATCTTGCACTAATTCAAAACCTTGTGGGATAGTTACATTTTCCGCCATTGCCCCCCTTCTAATATCATTCTTTCACCAGTTGTAGGGTTCTGAATAATTTGACCTTCTTGCACAGATGGTTGATCTGACATACCCTCTAAAGCTCTTTTTATAGCTTCTTTTTCTTGGCTACCCTCTGGATATAATGGATTATCTTGCAAGAATTGTCTTCTTACTTTACCAAACCCAGACATTGTGCCTTTTTCTTCAAGGTATTGGTCAGCTAATCTAGCAATCTCAACTGTTCTTTGTTTGTCTCTTGTGCCAATATCAATTAAAGCTAAGTTCTGAGATCTAGTTTTGTTTCTATTTGGAACACCTGCAACTAAGAAGCTTAAATCTCTATCAGATGTTGAGCCTGTTAAGCCTCCATCTTCTCCTTTTGGACTTCTTAATTGTAAAGCCAGTTTATTACCTAGTGCAGCTATAACTGCATCATCTTCTAACCCCTCAATTTTCACTCCAAATAGATTTGCTATTTTCTTGGATTCAGCTTTTAGGTCAGCAAAAGCACCTTGTGATGCGTCAGGATTAGACACAGCCTGTCTTAATGTTTCTAATGTTTCTAATCCTCTTTGCGCTGATTGTCCAGATTGTTGAATTGCTTCATATCTTTTAGCCCTAATTTTACCCAATTCTTTTTGCTCCTCCTTTTCACCAGCTCCAACATTTACTACTGTTGAAGGCGGCTTAATGAATGGAGTTAGTCGTTCACCTCCCATAGTGACCGGTAATGCTTCGCCTGTTTGTGGGTCAATCGTTGCTATACCTTGCCCAGTTTGCATAATTTGTCTTTGACCTATTTGCTGTTCAATACCTCTTCCTGCGTTAGATATAAATTTTAACTGCTGCTCTACTTCTGGTGAGTATTGGGCTGGCAATCCTGTAATATCAATACCTTCTGAAGCTGCTTGCTCTAGTAATCTTGGATAAATAGCGGCTCTTTGTGGAGCTGGGGCGTTTAAAGCTGCTTGCGCTAATTGTCCACTTCTTACAGATTGTCTTGTTTGAAAATCTTGTATCTGACTAGCTCTCTGAGGGTTCAATGCTGCTAATTGATTAAATGCCGCTGAATCCCCCTGAACTGCTAAATTAGATAATTCATTTTGTGCTTGCGCTTTTTGCTCGGCTAAAACTTCGTTTCTTAACTTTGCTCTTTGCAAGTCTATGTTTGCCTGATTGGCTAATCTAGCGTCTCGAGCTTGTGACCCTGCAACCAATGAACTTAATAAATCTCTAGTCATTAAAAACCCCCCGCACCTGTTGTTGGAGCTGGGCTGGGCGCTCCAAAACCACCTGTAGATGCAAAACCTCCTATGTTCTTTAAGTCTTGTCCAAATTGACCGAATGCTTGACCAGCCGCCCTAGTACCTGTTCCAAGCGTACTTACTGTACCCATACCAATTTGAGTAAGAGGAGATAAAGCACTCATACTAAAGTTCCCTTGTTGAGTTGCTGCTGACTGCCCCATGTTCGCCAATGAACTTAATTGTCCTAAATAATTTTGATAATCCTGAGATGCCAAACCTTGGCCAAATCTTTGCGTTGCTTTTATCTGTCTACCAGAAAATATATTACCTGTTGCAGAGCCTAATCTTTCTAATGCTTTTTGACCTTCTTCTAGTTGAAATTGAAAAGCTGGTGATTCTTGAAATAAAGCTTGCCTTTCTTGAGGTGAAATATCTTCAAACTCCCCTTCTTCTGTTCTTCTTTTGCCTAAAATTAAGCCTGTAAGAGGTGATAAGGCTTCTGTCCCTACTTGTGCAAAAGGATCTAATCTTGCTTGATCTTCCGCAACCCTAGATTGTATCTGTCCGCTTAAAGCGGATAATCCTTTTCTTTGTTTACTTGCTGCTTTACTTGCAAAATTACCACCTATAAGATTACCTGCTAATCCTGCTCCAGCTCCACCAAATGCTGCTCCTACTCCGCCACCCATTATATTTTGATAAAATTATTAATATTGCGATCTGCTTTTTCT